ATATCACACAGAGTTCTTTTGCCTTTACAATCAAAGAACAAACATGGAGCGAGTCGGAAAAATACGGATCTATGGGCAAGCGCACAATAAAAGTCATTGATGAGTTATTTGATGTGAGCCCAGTAACCTATCCAGCTTATGCCGATACTGAAGCCGACGCCCGTAGCATTGTTGCTATGCGTGATCAGGAACAAGAAATTGAAGAGGCCAAAAGAAGCCAAGCCTCTGCCGATGTAATTAAATTGGCTTTATTGAGATACCAAAACCTTTAAACAAAACACAAAATCATGAATAAAATTAAAGCATTGAAAGAAGAGCGCGGCCGCCTGTTGGGCGAGTTGTCTACTCTGCAAACCACAATCGAAAAAGAAGCCAGATCTATGGCTGATTCAGAAACCAACCGCTTGGCTGAAATCGAGGCTCGTTTGGGCGCGATTAAAGCTGAGGTTGAAACCTTGGAAAAGTTGCAGAATCTTGCAGCTCAAGCCGCTGGCCACGTTGCTAGCCGTGGTGAGGAAAAAGAAAAAGAAAGCATGGCTAAAGAATACAGCTTTAAGCGTGCTATCAATTTGGCTACCACTGGACGCCGCGAAGGTGTTGAAGGTGAATTTTCACAAATTGGTGCTGAAGAGTTCCAGCGTTCTGGTGTCTCTGTTTCTGCTCACTCTGTAAAAATCCCTTCTGAAGTTTTCAAACGTGATATGACTGCTACTGGCGGAACTTCTGGTTCTGAGGGTGGTGTAAACGTTCAAACTTCTGTTGGTTCAATTATCGATGTGTTGTTACCTCGCACCGTATTGCGCGGTTTGGGTGTTCAGCAGTTGAGCGGATTGGTTGGTAACTTGGATATGCCTACCGCTTCTACCGTTCCTAGTGCAGGTTGGAACACTGAAAACGGTTCAGCTTCTGAAAAGAGCCCCGCGTTCAGCAAAATCACTTTCAGCCCTAAGCGTTTGGCCGCTTACATTCAGGTATCTAACCAGTTGATGTTGCAATCTAGCAACTCAATCGACGCTTACGTGCGCAACTGGCTCTTGAATGCAATGGCTCAATCTTTGGAAACTGCTGCTATTAAAGGTGGTGGATCTAACGAGCCTACTGGTATCATTGCCAATAGCAACGTAAACGTAACTTTTGCAGGTGGTGCATCTTCTAACAGCACAAACGCTAACGGTATCGCTCCAGTATGGGCTGACGTTGTAAACTTGATGAAGGCTGTAGAAAACGCCAACGGCGAAGGTGTTGCTTACTTGACCAACCCTAAAGTAAAAGCCGCTTTGCAAACTATCCCTCGCCAAGCTTCTGGTGTTGAAGGTAACTTCATTTGGGCAAGCGGTGGTGCCGAGTTGAACGGTTACAATGTAGCCACTTCTACTTTGGTTCCTAGCAACTTGACCAAAGGAACTAGCAGCGCATTGTCTGCCATGATTTTCGGTGACTTCTCGAAGCTCGCTTTGGCTTCATGGGGTGGTGGCATGGAATTAGTGGTAGATCCATTTAGTGGAGCAACCGCTGGCTTGACCAACGTTATCCTTAACTCTTACATGGATGTAAACTTGTTGCAGCCTACTGCCTTCGCAGTTTGTAAGGACATCGTAGCCTAATAATCTGCCCGCTTGGGGGCGTAAAAGTTCCAAGTGCCGGGGGTGATCTTGACTGCATCGCCCCTGGGCCAATATGAAAGTGAGATTTACAGCAAACCCTACAGGGCAATTTAATTTAAGTTACAACGTAGGTGAAGAAGTAATAATGGAAACCAAGCAGGCCATGCTCTTAATTGAGGCGGGCGTTGCTGAAGAGATTGCAGTATTGACGCCAGCCAAGCCTAGTAAGAAGGCAAAGCCAGTAAACCCTGAAACCGAATTAGACGCCGAATAAAATGTTTGTTAGCCGTAGATATACCGCCTTCGCAAATGCCGCCACTGATTACCTCAGTTTGGCAGATGCAAAAACCCATTTAAGGGTTACAAGTTCCTCAGATGATACTTACATTTCGGGGCTTATCTCTATGGCAATTGATGCCTGCAGTAATTATTTGGGCTACTCGATTCGCAAAGGAACGGCAAAGTATGGGTTTGATTCATTTACAGGCATGCCTGCGCTCGTGAATCCCGTGAATGGCCTAAATATACCTTCGGGCAATTATCTGCGCTTAAACACGCGCTGTTTGGCCATTAACTCCGTGAGCTATGTGAACGACTCGCAGGCAGTTGTTGCTTTTGATTCTGCCGATTGGTTGGTTGCGCCTGATCCGATGGGCGGATATAGCAGAAATATCTTTTTTGAAAATACGCCTTCCTCAATAACAGACGATGTGATTAAGTACATTGTTGAAATCTCTGAGGGTTTTAATCCTGTCGGCACTTCATCTGTAGATCCTGATACAATTCTACCCGCCACGATTAAACACGCGGCGCTTTTGTTGGTTGCTCAGTACTACGATAACAGGCAGGCCATCATTGCGGGCAGTATTAACAGCGAAATGAATTTCGGCTTTCACTACCTACTCGATCCGTACAAAATCCAAATCATGATCTGATGAATGCGGGGTTAATGGATGTTTTGGTAAGCCTGCAAAGTTATACCGAAACCATAGATAGCAACACAGGCGAGAAGCTGCAAACGTGGACGGAATATGCAACCGCCTGGGCGCAGCGTGTTGAGCAGGAAAGTGGTGCGGAGAATGTAAACGCAGACAGGCGCGAGCATAAGCAAATTGTCATGTATACAATCCGTTTCAATTCGGCCGTAGGCGTTAAGCACAGGGTTGTTGATGACAATGGAGCGCACAACATTGTTAACATAGCAAACCTGCAGCGGAATCTATATTTGAAACTACAAACCGAATTAACGCAATAATGGAAAAAATCGACGGACTCGCTGAAACCTTGGAAGCTCTAAAGGCTATGGGGGTCAGTGTGAAAAGTCGAAAACTTCAACAAGTTTTAAAGAAAAGCGCTTCGCCAATTATCGCAACGGCCAAATCTTTGGTGCCAGTGGATACAGGCGATTTGCGGGACTCAATCGGTTTTATTAATAGCAAGGATAATCAGAACTATGATAAGGCTTTGATTGGCTTGCGCAAGGAATACCACAACAATTATCTGGGCGTGATGTATGAATACGGCACAGTTGAGCGAATCCAATCGAGCACAGGCCGTTACACAGGCGCCATCGCCCCGGTGCGTTTTATGCAAAGGGCTGTCGATTCAAACGCCACAAGCGTAGAGGAAAACATAATGAAAGGCGTTGATCAAATCATTGCCGATTTAGCAAAGAAAAATAATTTAATATATAAATAACCATGGCAACTACTGGACCAGTAAACGGCACGCTTATAAGCATCTATAAAGATGTGAGCGGTACCTTGACTAAAATTGCAAACGCAACATCTCACTCGATGGATATCTCAAAAGATATGATCGACGTTACTAACAAAGACAGCGCAGGCGCTAAAGAATTTATCGCGGGCGAGTATGGCTACACTTTGAACGTTGAAGGTATTTTTGAAGGCGATTCATCTGTAAGCACAAGCGGCTTATCTTACAAAGATTTGTTAACTGATTTGCTCGCGGGCACTCAATTGACTGTTGTAATGACTACCAACGTAAGCGGAGATGAGAAATTCACAGGCGGCGCTTTCTTCAGCAGCTTGTCATTGAGCGCACCTAACAACGACAAAGCAACCTTTACAGGAACTTTGCAAGGCACTGGCGCGTTGACTATTGGCACCGTATCGCCTTAATACTTTTTGTCTTATCTTTGTGGCATGAGCCACATTATCATCGGGGGTGTTCAGCACCCCCTTTTGTTTAACATGAACAGCCTGCGCAACGTTATGCAGTTGGCTGGGATGGAAAATTTCGCAGATCTAAACCTGCAAAAAGACCTTGCAAAATCGATGGACTTCGCACTAAGTTGCGCATTTTATGGGATTCTGGAAGGCTACGAAGCCGACGGCAAAAAAACGCCATACCCCACGATCCAAAAGTTGGGCGCATCGGTTAAAAGATTTACAGAGTTGAGCCCTGCATTGGATGGATTCACGCAGGCGGTAAGTGATTTTTTTAGCACCGAAGAGCCAGAGGGAAAGTAAAAGCCAAGGGCGACGGCGCACCGCTAACTTGGCGCAAGATTGAGCGCATCAGTTACGGCGAATTAAATCTAACTGAGCGGGAGTTTTGGAAATGCTCGCCACGTTTTTGGCGTTTGAAATTGGAGGGCATGCGTGAGGCGCAGCAACAGCAGTACAGAAACCAATGGGAGATTACCCGCTGGGCAGTTGCTACAGGCATGGCGCCACACTTAAAGAAACCAATTGAGCCCAAAAGGCTGTTAACATTTCCATGGGAGGAATCCGACTATATTAGCATTGAGGATGCGGTTAAACTATATTCGCATGTCTTTGATAAATTAACACCAGACGCCAAGGCATGAGCGCACCTATAAAAATAGTCTACAACATTTTAAGCAACAACTCAGCCCTCACGGCGTTGGTTTCTACGCGCTTAAATCCAATACGGATTCCGCAAGAGTCTGCATTCCCTGCAATCGCTTATAATTTAGTTAGCATAATTGCAAGCCCTACCAACACAAGCCACTCACGCACAGACTTTGCTCGGGTGCAAATCAGTAGCTTTGGAACCACGTTTGCAAGCGCTACAGAAGTGGCAACCGCTGTGCGCACTGCATTGGAAGCAGTAACATTGCCAGGCACTTTTAACTCTGTAAAATGCCAGACTATCGAATTCGATGGCGAGGTGCAATTGGCAGAAGATGAGGCAGGCTTTGCGGGAATTTACCACGTTGCTCAGGACTTTATAATTAACTATACAAGATAATGGCAAGGTCGTTAAATATAGTAATTGGCGCAAACATTGAAAAGCTCAGACAGGGCTTTAATGATGCGATATCAGTAATTAAAAAGGCGGGCGGTGAAATGTCTGCCGATGTGGCAAAGAGCGCAAAGAGCGTTGAGGAGAAGCTAGCAAGCATAGCAACAAAAAACCCAACTATGGCAACTGTTAGGCAGTTGACTCAGTTGGCTATGGAAGCCCGGGCATTGGGTCCAGAGTTTGCGGCTTCAGCGGATCAGTTTATTAGGGAAGCGGGTAGAATAAAAGACAGCATAGGCGATGCCAGGGCAGAGGTTGGATATTTTGCAAGCGATACCCGACGCCTCGATGCGGTATTGGGTGGAGTGCAGGCAGTTGCCGGGGCTTTTGGGGCCGTTGAGGGCGCACTTGCATTGGCAGGGGTTGAAAACGAGGATCTACAGAAAACAATGGTAAAGCTTCAGGGCGCCATTGCTTTGGTGAATGGAGTGCAAGCCATACAAAACGCATTGCAAGCCGAGAGCGCTGTGCGTATTGGGATAACTACGGCGGCCACTAAACTTTATACATTAGTAACGGGAGGCGCAACAGGGGCGACGCTTGCCTTTAGAACAGCCTTAATGTCTATAGGTATTGGCGTTGCAATTGCAGGGATTGGCGCATTGATTGCCAACTTTGATAAATTAAAGAACGCAATTTTTCCCGCGGATGCCGCGCTGAAAGGTTTAAACAATACGCTCGATAAAACAATAGCCAAAAACGAGCGCGATATAAAAGTAATGGAGGCAAAGGGCAATAAATTAGGCGCCTTTGCTTTACAAGAACAGAATTTAAATTTAACGCTACAAAAGGCTCGCGCAAACTTTGGAAAAAATAATAAAGAAAACTGGGGCAAAATAATTGATGATACTAAAACGGCGTTAACCGTATTAAAAATACAAAGAGACAATTATAACGCAGCCGAGGCCGCCAAACAACAAGAGCACGAGGCCGAGATTTTAAAGCAAAATCAAGATGCCTATAATAAGCGTTTAGAAAAATTTAGAAAGTACAACGCACAAAGACAGTTAGAGGCAGAAAACGCCAGAACTGAATTAAAGGCAAAGGAAATTGAAACCGTTGCCAGCGGACCACGCCAAGGAATCAAAACAATTGATCCTGCGCCTATTGATATTAAGGCACCGCAAAAACTTGAGCATACATTTGTAAAGATTGATTATGCGATGCAAAACCAAATTGCAAAGCAGGAAGAGTATGAGGCGAGTTTTGCGAAATCAATGGAGGGCGTTAATCAGGCATTTAATAGTTTGACTGCCCAGGGCCTCGAAGATTTCGGGGTATTGTTGGGTGATATTATGACGGGGCAAATTGGAAGCTTTGAAACCTTTGGGCAAAAGTTATTAAAGGCGGTTGCGGGTTTTATGAAATCCTTTGGGCAAGCATTGATTGCCACGGCCACAGCGTCGAAGGCTTTTAAGGAGTTATTGATTTCAAACCCTGTGCTCGCAGCTGCTGCGGGTGTTGCCTTGGTTGCGGGTTCTGCGGTGATCACTAACATGCTAAACAAAGGCCCAGAAATGACAGCCTTTGCCGAGGGTGGAATTGTGAGCGGTCCGACTTTAGGATTGGTTGGAGAATATCCAGGGGCAAGCAGCAACCCTGAAGTAATCGCGCCACTTGATAAATTGAAGGGGATGCTAAACACAAACGAGCAAAGCGGCTACGTTGCAAGCACCACAATACAGGGGCGCGATTTGGCAATTGTTTTGGAACGATATAACAAAGACAGAAATAGGGGATAATGGCACGCATTTACTACGGCTCATTTAAGAGTATACAGGATATTGATTACAGGGTTGAGTTGTGGGATGCGCCAAGCGGTAGCACCACCTCGGGCACCGAGTTAAAACTTGCGGGCGAGGGCTTTGTAATTGATCGCGAAGGCGAAGGTACTGCAACCTATGAAGAATTTTTAAGGCCATCACGATGCTCTACCGAGTGGGTGATGCCAAACAATACCGTACTGGCTGACTTTATTTCTATAAGCACAGAGGCTGAGAATAATTGGGCCATGATTGTATATCGTGAGGATGTGCCTATTTGGATTGGTAGAGTTATTGCTGATCAGATGACTCGCTTGCGTGAGCCCATCCAAGCAAAGCCACGCATAAAACTTGCGGCCGTTGACGGCTTGGAATTGTTAAAAGGTTTTCGGGTTAGTGATCTATGGTTTACGGATGGCATAATTACGGGGTCCTATCTTTTCCGCAAGTGCTTAGAAGAAATTGAACTAAGCGAGTACTGGGTAGTTTTAGGGATTAACACAAATTACTTTTACGACGCCTCTTTGATGTATGCCAGTGCAGCCGCATTAAAAGGGATTCACTTGCTGAGTTTCAACCTTAACGCGTTTGTCAAAAACTTTGACCCCATGAAGGACGTGCGGGCCATCGATGTAGACGCGGGTTATTATGCCGACACCAACATGCTCACTTGCACAGAGGCAATGGAGCAGATTTGCGCAGCCTTGCAAGTTAGGTTTATTCATGAGATGGCAGGTTATTGGATGGTGCCAGTAAACGGTTATTTTAATACCACGCTTGCCTATCGCCGTTACTCTTATACGCTCGGCTACCAAGGCACCGGCACCTATACCCACAGGCAGACATTGGCAAGCCCACGCCCACAATGGGAAGCCAAGCCATCGCTTTACTATCAGCCCGCTGCAAAGTTGGTGAGAGTAGATACACAGCGCAGGCTAGTGGGAAGCGTATTTCGTACATACGCCAACATTTCGAGCACGTTATACACTGCTGAATTTACAGACATACCCACAGGAAGCACGCCAGATGATGCGCCTATTAAATTAAAAATAGTAGCAAAGTTTAATAGATCCTATCCGAGCGGAAAAGTAGAAAACAAATCAGGAATTAATTTTGTAATATGGGTAACTAATGGCACGACAGATTTGTATTTACAACCAGATGGATATTGGGCCAGTACTTACCAATCATATAGTGAAGAAATGGACACACGCGGGCAACGCACCACGTGGAATAGTTTTGCAATTGAAAGGCAATGCACTACGGCGCCCGCAGGATATACAACAATAAAAGCAACTGTAAACGTAAAAGGGATTGTAAAACAATATACTAAAAGCGGAGGATGGCAAGTTTTTGCGGTAATAGACAAACCTTTCTGGGCATCTGTGCAGGTTGCATTTGCCGATAGTTCAGCGTATCAAAACCCTGATTTTGTTTTTGATATTGAGGAGATATTCAGCCCAGGTACAACCTCGGCGCTTAACAGTACCGAAATTAATTTAAATATCGCCCATTACTCGAGTGATTCAAAATATGCAATCGGTAATATACTGGCTTTTAATGGCACTACGAATGTGGTGGCCGATGATTGGTTTGGCGGTTGGGATTCTGTAACCCATGGCACGCTTACTGAAATGATAGGCACGGCCGTAGGTGGTTGCTATAAGGATTTCCTGCAGGTGGTGCGTGGTAGTTGGGTAGACAGTGGAACATTAACGGCAATCAAAACTTTGTATTTTGACGGCGGCGCCTGGGTGTTGAATGGCTGTAGCTTCAAAGCAAAGTCTGAGTCATGGGATGGCGAGTGGCTTTATTTGGCCCCAACTTATTCAGGTCTTACATCAACGGGCGAAGGTTACAAAATTGACCCCAACAAAAACGATGACAAAGTAAATTACGCACTGGAAGCCGTGGCCGATATTAACGGTTCAATTAACTTTGTGCCTGAGCAGGTATTGGAGTTTTTGATTAATGACGCAGAAGGCGCACCAACAACTCAGCCAACTATTAACACACGCTGGGAGGTGATGCTCGAATATGTTGATAGTTCAGAGGTTGTAAGGTGGCACGTGCAGGAACACAACGCCAGCGTAACCTACACAGCAGGCACCCACACAATTACAAACGGCTACGAGCTTATTATTTGCAATACTGCGGATGGCAATGTTGTAGTAAACCTGCCTAACGCAACCGAGAGCAAGGGCAAGAAATACTATTTCCTAAAAAAAGCAAGTGCCCACGTTGTTACAATAAGCGGCGGGTCGTATAATATAAACGGCTCCAGTGCAACTACAATCAATCAGTTGTATGGAAGCAAGACAATTATAAGCGACGGCTCGCAGTGGTATATTATTGCCAGCGTTTAATTTGTTAACGTTTCACCCCTATGCCTTTTGTAAATTTGGCGTATGGCTGTTGCTTTATATACTGGCGAAGATGTAACGATTGTTATAGATTTGGTAGATGATACTTTTTCTTTAATGGCCGATGTGATAGTAGGCGTAATTATTAACGATGTTCTAAAAGTAAGTTTTAAGAAATCCGCAGGCACTGTTATTGCAGTTAGCGGACAGACAAAACAATGCTCTGTGTTATTAACTCGCGCCGTAACTAAGAACTGGGAGGCGGGCATGCTATCCATGGAAGTTACCAAGGTTTTTACCGACGCCCAATATCCAAGCAACAAGCACGTGATCTATAAGGATAACATTGTACAATTTAGTAACGCACTTACAAAGAATTTATGAGCTCAGATATTATCGTACAGATACCAGGGGCCACAAATGTAACGGTCGACGATGCGCCAGCGTCTGCGATTGTTGTAACCTTTCCCGCCTCCACCGAGGTGGTGACATCTGTAATCGATAAGGGCGTTTTATACGGCATCCAAGGTGCCAGTGGTTTGCCTGGGGGTGTGTTGCAAGTTAACGGGCAAAGCGGAAACGTAACGCTAACGACATCAGAAGTTCCCGAAACTGCTACCGCACTTTATTACACAAATGAGCGAGTAGATGACAGAGTAAACCAATTGCTACAAGCGGGCGACAATATCACGCTTACCTATAACGATACCGCAAACACTTTGACAATCGCAGCGCAGGGCTCTGTTACTTCCGTGAATGGCGAGGTTGGTGTTGTGGTGTTGGATAAAAACGATATCGGCCTAGGCAATGTTGACAATACTGCCGACATTGATAAGCCAGTGAGCACCGCGCAAGCTGCAAGCATTGCAACCAAAGCAAGCACCACGGCCTTAACAAATCACACAACAAATTACAGCAACCCCCACCAAGTTACAAAGGATCAAATCAGTTTAGGTAACGTGCAGAATGTGGACCAAACGGCTGCGGGCAATATTATAAGCGGCACATTGGATGCAGCGCGTTTGCCTTTGTCTGTAACTTTGGCGGGAAACGTATTTAACGCAGCGGGCAAATTGGTGCAATTGGATGGCAATTTAAAACTGCCTGCTGTCGATGGATCTAACTTAACAAATTTACCTTCCGGCAATTCGGTGGGTGGTAATCTCTACTTATTCTATAACTACTAAAATGCCAGCAAATACATCACCCATATTCGCACTATCACCTGAACTTGCAATCGCAACGGTAACAGGTGCGACAACCGACAGAACAGGCGCAACGATGACGAACACCGTCACGCTTTTAACTGCTGCAACCAACGGCACAAAGATCACGCAGATAGGGGCAAAGGTTGCTGGAACAAATACGGCAACTTTGGTTTTGATTTTTGTGAGTGATTCAAGTGGGGCAAATTTTAAATTATTTGATGAGATTGCACTGGCACCAATTACGGCATCAACTACGGTGACATCACAAAGGGCGGTGACTGCTTACTCAGATTTGCAGTTGAAGGCAGGGCAAGTGGTAAAAGTTGGGACAACAGTTGCCATTGCGGTAGGAGTAAATATTTTTGCAGTGAAAGGAGATTATTGATGCCGGACTTTGGGATAATGCGTGGCTTTAATGAAAAATTGTTTGGTGACAAGTTGGTCGCTGGGCAATTGCCTACGCAATTAGGTATAATAGGTAGTGAAGAGGTATTTGATTTTATCGGATTATTGGATACTTATCCAAATGCTGCGGTTGCGTATTCATTGCGTAAATTACGAACTGCATTCATGGGTAGTGCAATTCGTGTAAGGCGGTCAAGCGATAACACCGAGCAGGATATTGGCTTTGTAAATAATGAATTAGATACTTCATCTTTAACAACTTTTTGTGGGGCGGGTAATGGATTTGTAACTACTTGGTACGACCAAAGCGGAAACGGATATAACGCAACGCAAACAACCGCAGCAAATCAACCCCAAATTGTAAGTAGTGGAAGTGTGATTTTGCAAAACTCAAAACCAACTATAACACACACAAGTTCAACGCCTTTGTTATTGTCATCTACCGTCAATTTAACAAATGCCTACGCTATGTATGGAATAGTAAAGTTTAATGCTAATGACAAAGAATTGTTTGGTGATTCGAGTACTGGCTTTGGTTTTTCTTATGGAATTTATCAAAATGCTAACGAATTATATCACTCGGCTGGTAGTACATTTACTGGTAATTTTGGTGCTGGATATGGCTTAACTTTTAATTTATTGACAATTGAAAGGGCATCAACAACTTCGGTTAATGTATACAAAAATGCTAATTTATTTGGCACTAAAGCATTAAATGCAAATGCAAATTTTTATCTTTCAAGTTTATCGGGTGAAAGAGGACAAACTTATATATTTTCTGGAAATTTAAGCGAAGCAATTTTTTATGCGTCTGATAAATCAACTAGCCGTACTGGAATTTCAACAAACATAAATTCATATTATGCAATCTATTAAGGGCTACCAATATCCAACCGAACAAGAAGCATTTATTGCTCAACAAGCTTGTAACGGGTACTATCATATTCCCGTCGCTCCCGATGATGTAACGCAGAATTGGGTTGACTATCAGTTTGCAGAATTGAACACACCGCAATTTTGGTACATTGTTTTTGATGAATCACTCACACCAATCCTCGGAACACCAACAGAGTTTCAAGTTGTAACACCACCTTTCCCACCGACTGAATAATGACAACACCGAAAGTAAAACCCAATGCGCTACCTGTTAGCTTTGATCAATTCCGTAAAAATCCTGTTGCTGCCGTGGCTTTTTGTATGCTTTTGGCTGTTAGTTATTTGTATATGGACCTTAGGGCGGGTTACAAGGAGCAGATTGAAAAGAGTAATCAAAAAATTGATGCCTTGGATTTAAAGATTGACCGCCTCAGCTACGCGTTGAAAAAATCAGATAGCGCACTGGCTGCCGCCATTACTGAAATCCGTATAATGAATACAATGAGAAAACTATGAAGCACTTTACTTTAATTTTTGCAGCGTGTTTATTTGTTAGCATCGTTGCTGTACCTACAGAAAAAGCCAAGGCGGTGCCAGTGGATGAGGTCGAGGCGATGCTGGGCAAGATTACTAAAAATTTGCAAGCCGCATCTGTTGCAACTGCACAGGCAAAAGCAATGGGGGAGGCAATGGTTGAGAGTAAGGTAGCGGAAAAGGAAGCGCTGAAGGAGGCCGTTGTGAAGGCGCAGGCCAAGGCCCAGGTGTTTGAATTGAAGGCGGAAAAGTATGCCACCACAATGCGGATCATGGGGGTAGATACCTCACTGGCTGAAATGGACACGCTGAGCCTCAACAATATGCTAAAACTAAACGGAATGTAATGGCAAAGGCGAGCGCATCCGTAGGTAAATGGCAACCAAAGCCCAAGCGTAAAAACAAGGGCGTACATTCAAAAAATAACAAACCAGCAAAAAAATACAGAGGCCAAGGACGATGAAAAAAATACTCGAAATATTCAAAGGCGATAACGGCCAACTTTCCAGCAAGCGCTTTGTGGGGATCATTGGCGCTTTTGTTCTGTTTGGAACGATGGCACACAACTCAATGAGCCCGCAGGAGATTGCACCCAGTGCGGAATTGGTAGCCGCTGTTGAATGGGTTACAATCCTAACGCTCGGCTTTACCTCTGTCGATAAGTTTAGCGGCAAAAAGGGTGAGCAAGAGTAACCTCACCATCCTGCTGTTGGTCCTGCTTGTTTTTGGCGGGATGGCTTACGTCGAATTTGCGGTACCTAAACGCGAGCGGGTAGTGCACGGCCCAGCGATTAGGATCGTTGAAAAAGATTTAGATACACTCTACCAAATCCGCCTAAAATACAAAGCCCTGCAC